GGCGTTGGAAGTTGGCGGAGGGGATACGTGATGATGCGTTGATGTATCAGGAGTTCCCGCCGACTGAGGACTATGCCTTTGTGATGACGGGTAGTTCGTTCTTCAGTAATGCGCGTTGTACGGATGCGGTGAAGGACGCGAAGAAGGAAACGCCGTTGGCTTATCGTTATGTGATGGGTGCGACGTTTGTTGATACTGAGGTGATGAAGTCGAAGGAAGCTTTGGCGACGTTGAAGGTTTGGGAGGAGCCTGTTGACACGGCGTATTATGTCATTGGTGCTGACCCGGCTTATGGTTCGTCTGATTGGGCGGATCGTTTTTGTTTGTCGGTGTATCGTTGTTATGCGGATGGGATGGAGCAGGTTGCGGAGTTTGCGACCAGTGAGTTGAATACTTATCAGTTTGCTTGGGTGATTGCGCATGTGGCTGGTGCGTATCGCAACAGTACTTTGAACCTTGAGGTGAATGGTCCTGGGCAGGCGGTGATTAATGAGTTGCGGAATTTGAAGCGTCAGGCGGCGTCGTTGGGTGGGCCGCAGGGCAAGGACTTGATGAATGTGTTGGGTCACATGCAGAATTACATGTGGCGGAAGAACGACAACCTGGGTGGCATTACCAACAGTATTGGTTGGTTGACCACTTCTTCGTCTAAGGAGCGGATGCTCAATTACATGAAGGATTACTTTGAGCGTGGGATGATGCGCGTTCGTAGTCTGGATTTGATTGATGAGATGAAGTCGGTGCGGCGTGATGGTGGTTCTATTCAGGCGGCGGGTCGTGGCAAGGATGACCGTGTGATTGCTTCGGCTTTGGCGGCTGCGGCTTATGCGGAGCAAGTGTGGCCGCGTTTGGTGCAGATGAAGGTGACGCGCGAGAATAATAGGGCGCAGGATGATATGCGTCCCGAGGATGTGCAGGGTTCTCGCACGGTTAGTACGTATCTCAAGAAGATAGGGTTATACGCATGACGCCAGAGAAGTTTGCGCGCTACTTGGAGTTGGCGCGTTCCACTGTTTATTCGGAGCCTGAAGATGGAAACTTCCACAACGCGCTTATCAAGCAAGCCATGCAAACATTTATCCCATTATTCGGTTTGCCGGATACTCCCTTCGTGCTTGATACGGGATGTGGCCCCGGCGTCTTCATGGACGAAATGCGGAGTGCCGGCTTTTCCTCTCTCTGGGGAGTGACGTTGAGTCAGGAGGATGTGGATGCGTGCCGGAAGAAGGGGCACGGGTGCACGTTGGGTGACATTTCTGACCTTGATGACTTGGATGACTCGGTGGATTTGGTTTGGTGCCGGCACGCGATTGAGCACAGTCCCTACCCGTTGTTTACGTTGTATGAGTTTAACCGGGTGTTGAGGGTTGGTGGTGGGTTGTATGTCGAGGTTCCGGCGCCGGCCTTGCCGCGAGCGCACGAGTTCAATCCCAATCACTATTCGATTTTTGGGCCGCACATGTGGGTGGCTTTGATGCAACGCGCTGGGTTTGACGTGTTTGATACGCGTGAGATCAAGTTGGAGTTGCAGCAGGACGGCAAGAAGGTTCCCGAGGTTTTTTATGCGTTCATGGCGAAAAAATGTCGGTCTATAGCAAGCGCGAACTGAAGGAGCGGATGGGTCGGTTTATGGCTGACCCCAATCGCGGGATTAGTTTGGTGTTGTTTGCCGATTTGTGCGGCGTGCATGTGGAAACGCTGAAGAATATCTTCGTCAAAGGCACTTCGGATTTGGGGGAAGTGTATCAGATTCGGATAAGCCGGGTGTTGCAGTCGTGGGAGCGGGGGGAAATTGCGGTCATGCAGGGGCGTTACAACACCCGATCTGCCGAATATCGCAAGCAACCGAGGGTGCGTTTGGCCCGAAGCTGGGGGTTGAAGATGACTCCCGACGGTTTGAAGGTTGACGCACGGGTAAAAAATAAGGCTGATTACGGTCAGCCGGGGTTATTGGAACAGATGGAGGGGCCGAAATGCCGATAAAACGGGACTACAAGTGCGAGGCGCATGGGTTTTTCGAGGCGTGGGAGGCGCAATGCCCGCATGGTTGCCTTGATGGGATCATGATTGTCCATTTACAGGCGCCAAATTACATGTCTGACCGGACCAAGGGCGTTGATGGCACCCTGAAGGGGCTTGCAAAGGACTTTGACATGACGAATTTGAAGTCCACGCGGGAGGGTGAGCATCAGGAGGGCTATTTGACCCGGAATAATGTGCCGCAGCCCAAGGATCAGCCGCCGCAGACCCCAAGCGGGGTTATTTGGGGGGGTGGTGCCGGTTACAACATGCAGAATGTGCTTGCCGGCGGGGCGGTTAAGTCGGTAAGGGGAGAAAGTGTTGGCTTTAATCCCCGGGATGCTGGTAATCTTTCGGGACCGAAGCCGGCGTCGTATATAGCCGATCATGAGGGCTTGAAGATTAAGTCATGAGAATCCCGTCAGAAGCCGTTGCGCGCGAGCAGTTCTATCTCGACTTGATCGAGAAGTGTTATGTGTCGCGTGATGAGCGGCGTGGGGATTATGCGAGCCTTCGCAGTTATTATTTGTTTGGGTCTGGCCCCAATGACAGCCCGGCTCACTTCAACAAGATTTATCCGCACATAGATCAGCTTGTGAGTTTTATGTACTCCGCTGATACGACGCGGTTTTCTATTAGTCTTGGCGCGGCGGTGAGGACTGAGGAGCACGCCAAGGTTCCGGTGTTGACGCACGCGCTCAATGACGAATGGAACAACTCCAATGCTGATCAGGTTTTTGGCATCGCGCTGACCTGGGCGTTTGTTTACAACTGTTCGTATGTAAAGTTGGTGCGCCGTGGTCGGGGTATTACGCCTTACATGGTGTACCCTGGCGACATTGGTGTGTTGCGTGAAGATGTGATGTACACGGATCGCCAGGAGGCGATGGTGCACACCTATTACATTACGCGCTCTGACTTAGCTGCGCGTTTGTATTCGCATCCGAAGCGTGAGGCTTTGATGAAGCGGATCACGCAGCAGAAGTACAAGCCGACTGAAATTCCTAATGGGGTTGATAAGATTATCATGTCGGCGGTTGACCCGACGATTTATGGTAATGTGAACTTGGATTTGTCTGGCACCAATCGCATGAAGCCCGAGGTGGCTGAAGACACGATTGAGATGCGCGAGTTGTATGTCTGGAATGACGAAACTCAAGATTATCAAGTAGTTACCATCGCCGAGCCGGATGTGGTTATTTATGACCGCTCCAATGAGTCGATGTTCATGAAGGGTGAGTTGCCCTTTATTCAGATTTGCCCGAATCCGATGCCGGACTATTACTGGGGGCAGTCGGAAGTTTCTCGTCTGATTTATTTGCAGGAGATGAGAAATAAACGCATGGCGGAAATCCTTGATTTGTTGTCAAAGCAAGTTGCGCCGCCCACAAGTTTAATGGGCTTTACTGGCATTTTGGATGAAAAGAACTTTGCGTTGAATCGTGCCGGCGGGTTGTTATCTACTGATATGCCCAATGCAAAGATTGAGCGTTTGGCGCCTAACATTCCGCAAGACTTGTTCAGGGAATTAAATGAAATTGACGCCATGTTTGCAGAGGCATCCGGCATTTCCAGCGTGTTGTCAGGGCGGGGTGAGAGTGGCGTTCGCTCACAGGGACATGCTTCACAACTCGCGCGCCTGGGGTCGTCCCGCGCGAAGAAGCGTGCTTTGGTGGTTGAGGATGCCCTCGAGAAGATGGCGACCTTGTACCTGAAAATTATAAAGATGGATGAGGATACGGTCCTTCTGGCGGAAAACGGACTGAAGTTCATTCCAGAACAATTTACCAATGACTTTGTTGTTAAGGTAGATGCGCACAGCAATTCTCCTATTTTCATGGAAGATTTGCGGTCATTGGCGTTCAATTTGTTTAAGGCCCAGGCGATTGACAAGGAAAGTTTGCTTGACTTGCTAGAGCCGCCTATGAAACAGTTGTTGAAGGAAAAGTTAAAAAAAGCCGAGGTGAAGGGGCAAGAGGCGGCACAAGCCCAGCCTTCAGCGCCCCCTAATTTAAAACAGGTGTCATGATGGAAAAAACGATTTCTCCCCGGGGAGATCAGCCTCGAGTGACTCAAACGGACCTTGCGCGCGGCGAACAGCCTGCGTCCTTGCAATATCGTGTGACAAACATTCGCAGTATGGGTAATAATCGCTCTACCCGCCGTGAAGGCCGGGATTGAGAGGGGGTGATTTCATGTACCGTGCGATGCGCAAGGCTCGTAAGACCCGCCGTTAATGAGCAGTTTTTGGGAAACCCAACCCCAGCCCGAAAGGAGGTTCTCCATGGCTCGTCGTCGTGGCCGTAAGGCGAAGCGGTAACTAAATGACGGGGGGAACCCGTTATTACCGTTGTGCGCCGGGGGGACGCACTCTGTAAATATATCTCCCCGCTTGATTTTGTTGAATGTGGTGCTTAACGATACCGCATTGGAGACGTAAATGGCTGAACCTTCTAGGCGTATGTTGGAGTTGATGGGAGCCGGGCGCGGTGGTGCGCCTGATATTAGCGGTCCTGCGTCCAACGATACGGTTCCGCCAATGGGTGCTCCGATGATGACGCCCGAACCCAAAATGGGCAGTCGTGAAGCGGCTATTATCAATGTTGGTCTTGCGCTGGATTTGCTTGAGCAATCGCTGCCGGCGCTTGGTTCAGATTCGCCCGAGGGCACCAAGGTTATGTCGGCGGTTCGCAGCCTGCTTCCGATGATGCAGGGCAGGCAAGCCAAAACCGATTCGTTGAAGAACGCAGAAATCCTTCAGTTGTTGCAAAGCCTGCCGCAAGTCGGCGGTGGCACGCCTGAAGGCAGAGCGATGGCGAGCGCCCCGCCCATTGCCATGCCGCAAGCGGGCGCACCCCCAATGCCTTCTGGCGCGGGTGCTTCCCCGCCGGGTGGTATGCCAATGCCGCCCCCGGGCGGCGCCATGCCTATGTAGGAGATACCTATGGACCTTTTTAAGCCGCGTGGCGCCGCGCACGTTCGTCGCCCGACTGACAATAGCCAGCAAAATGGCCAAATCATTAACACGCCGCGTTATGCGACGATGGGTGGTTTGTCCAATGCAGCTAAGGCCGGCAGCAAGAACAAGAT